TGTTCTTTAAACTGTACACCTTTAGATGCTAAGTGCATCTTGATGCCTTCATCCTGTGTTAAGAAAGATTGAAAGGCGTTCTTCTCTACTATCCACTCACTAGGACCATACAAGGATGTCCAGTCAAATATTAGATTTCTAATAGCAGCAGGGCTAGGTCTAGTAATTTTTATAGCATCTACAATATAGCGTTTACTAGTAGCTCTATCTATTGCATAACAGATAGCTGCGGTATCTCCTACCATTGCAGGATCTAACCCACAGATATAGGTAAAACCATTTAAATCTCTTGGGTGTCCAGGATGACCTGCGGTTAACCTACCCGACTTACGCATACCATCAATAGAACCACGAACACAGACTGGGTCAAAGGCCGCATCATCTGAGATATCTTGTTGCTGGTAAATCAAAGCCCAAGTTGAAGCATCCATAGATTGGCGTTCGTTGTATAAGTTACGCCCATTCCATCTAGGATATAATCCTGTTTCTGGATCCTTCTCTGTTTCTTCTTGACCATCAAATGCTTGGTCTGAAGCTGGCCATAAGGTGACCCACTCTTCAGGCTTCTCATTAGATTCTAGTAGGGCTGGCATAGCAAGGTATGACCAAGGTACTAGGCCGCCAGGATATCTATCGTTGTTGCGTAGTTCTTTATATAGATCAACTGCTGCAACGCGGGTACCAATAATAATTAATTTACCACTAGGGTTAAGACGAGATCTCACATCTTGGGTTAACCACTTAATCTGTCGTTCAAAGTCATTAGCATTGGATAGAGTCACAGCATCATCTACTATGATCATATCGGCTCTCTTACCGTAGATCTGACCGCCAATACCAACTGCTTCTATATTGGGATCTTTTTCAGATGATTCACGCAACTCATCCCCAAAGGTAACTCTGGTGGCTTGCCAAGAAGCACTCTTTGATCTGAAGCCCACACCGGCAGCGTAAGCTGATTGTAACTCCTCATATTGAGGGTGGGTTAATCTCTGCTTTATAGCGTATAAGAAATCTGCGGCTAGGCGCTGAGTTTGGGAAACTATCAGAACCCTAAAGTTTGGATTCTTACAGACCTGCCAAGTTACGTAGTCAATAGTGATAGTCATTGACTTGGCGTGGTTGGGTGGAATATTTAGAAGTATGCGGTTATTAGCAAGTCCTGGTTCATACTTCATAGAGGGGTGTAACCAAGAAGGTTTACCAACCTCAATCATATCTACTAAATTTTGTTGATGGGGGAATGTTTTATTCTTTAGGAAGCGGTCTCTAAATTGTGCAAAGGTAATTTCTGAGATATCTCCCAGTGCAAAGTTCTTATCCCTAAGACCTAGCCTAGTTCTATCCATCTTATCGGCGAAGACACGATCTGATCTGCGGTAGTACTCATAGGTCTTTAATGATTTACCGGCTGAAGCACAGGCTTGCTCCACAGTCATATTCTCAGCTACACAACCGAGAATAATTCGCTTCGCGATATCTGCTGAGTTCTCAGCCATTAATCTCCCTGTGGATTTGGTAAACCCACTAGCGCAAACGAAGTTTGCTATTGTGTATAAAACCTGTGGATAAGCGCCGTAATTAAAATCTTTGATTCATTACTAGGCGGATAATAGGTTACTGGGTGTTTAATAGTTTACACCTGCCGCGTAGTGTGTGTGTGTTCGGTTCACTTCGCTGGCGCTTCGCTCCCGAACAAGCTCCAAGCGCAGTGAGGGGTAAAACTCGGCTCGCCCTTAGGGGTCTCGCCGAAGCATCGCTGAGGCGATGATGGGTCGTAAAACTAGTAAGGGATCGTTTTACTCCCCTACTATATATAAGGCGGGAAATATAACGCATTTCCCGTTTTTATCTAATAAATCTTTATAAATGTGATACACCTCACTATCATACTGGTATAATACGGACATATCGGACAGGTATTACGGCAGCTTAACTTTATCAAATATTTTTATTTGGGGTATATACCCCGTGCACATTTCAGATTAACCATAGGGGGGTCGGTTTTGTCGCGTTTGCCCGTATTGTCGGGCTTGTCTGCCTAGGGTTTGCCCCTTGTTGCCGGGTATTAGGCCGCGATAGAGCGCAAGCTCTTAACCCGGCGGATATTCTTTAATATTAACCCGGCCTAAACTGCCTTAGATCTTTACAATTTAAACGCCTAGGAGGAGGGTATTAGGTGAACGCCTAACCTATTAAGGAGCTAACCTAATGAACGCTAACACCTACCCGCTTACCGCTCACCTATCGCCCGGCTCTATTAATCGCCTTGTATATTGGTCAATAGCTTACGCACTAGGCCACCCCGGGGAGCTTAACCGGGAACGGTTAACCGCCGGCTTAGCCGGGGATAAGTATCACCGCGCCGCCGCCGGCGCTCTAATAGCTGCCGCCGTAATCAACGCCACGCCCGGTAATAAATAATTGGCTTAGGTAGTTGACTTATACGGTAGGCAACGGTATTTTAATCGTAGTGGAGCTAATAAGTAGCTCCCTTATAGATAGGAATAAATAAATGTTAGTTATAGGCCTAATCACCGCCGTAATTCTGCCGGTGTATTTATACGTGCTTATTGGAACGGGTGTTATCACCCTAACCTTGCTTAATTGTATCGGCGTAGTATTACTTAGCGCCTTAAGCTTAAGCGTGTTAATCGGTATTGCAGCTCTATCTAAGCCGGTTAAGTAATGACTGCTAATACTATAGCCGGCAGCGTTGCACGCCGGGAAGATCAAGCCGCCGCCCGGGAGGAGCTGCGGGAGATGTTCGCCGGTAATGATAAGCCGCTAATCTACACAATAGAGCGCCACGCTAGCGCCTCCGGACTTAGCCGGAATATAAGCTTATTCTATAGTAGCCCGGAGGGTATCCGGCCTATCACTCACACCGTAGCCCGCGCCTTAGGTTATAAGCTTATAAGCTCTAAGGGCTTTAATGCAATTAAGCAAAACGGCGGCGGTATGGATCTAGGCTTTAATCTAGTCTATAACCTAAGCGCCGTAATATATAAGGACTTAGAGCGCGGCGGGTATCACTTATCTCACCGGTGGCTATAGCTTAAGAATTAGCGGTGAGCTATCGCTCCCGGCCTTGCGCCGGGGGCGGTGGCCTATCTCTAAGGGTTAGAGAATAGGGGAAGGTTAAAACTATGCAGACAATAGAGAGAGAGAATACCGGCACGCTGCAAGGCGTATCGGTTAAGGCTAATAACCTATTAGATCTACTCACCGGGGCGGCGATAGCTGCACACTCTAAGAGTGATTTAAAAAGTTTAAACGGTGTTTATATTAAGAGTGAGGGCGGTAAGTTGACCGCGTTCGCTACCGATAGATATCGCCTAATAGTGGGAGAATTAGCGGGTGAGGGGGAGGGTGAGCTATCTAATAGCTTTATTCCCTTAACCGATATTAAGCGGATAATCTCTACTATTAAAGATTTAAAAAAGGCAGACTTAGGCCGGGAGGTAATAACTATAACCCGCGCCGGTGATCTAATGACCGTAATAGCGTGCGGCTCTATCTTAACTATAACAATACCGGGGGAGAATTGTCCGCCTTATGAGCACTTATTCACCGGTGAGCCGGCAGCTATAAGTGAGATCCAATTAAACGCCGATTACTTAGCGGCGTTCGCTAAAGTGCCGTCAAGCGGGGGCGGGCAGCTCTTTACCTTCACCGGGGCAGACACGGTGAGCGGTAAGGTAAGGGTTAAGCCAATTAAGGTTAAAATTAATCACGATACTATAAATTGGCGCGGCCTACTTATGCCTATGAGGACAATTTAAACAATAGGGGCAGACTATCCTCCACCGTGCCTATCGGTGGAGGGTGGCCTTCAACTATTGAAGGAGAGAGAGAGGGAGCGGTGAACTACACCGATCTAGTAATTACCGGCGGGCTATTGTGTGCATACACCTTAGCTATCGCCACCATAATCTATACCTATAACAAGGTTAAGGCGTTCCATAAGCGCGGGCGTGAGAGATTACGCCGGTTAGAGAGAGCGGGGAGATTATGAATAGTGAGATAATAGATAGTGAGGCTAAGTGGCTATTAGATAAGCTAATGAACGCTTACCGGGATAAGAGTGAGGCAGACCGTAATTACTATCAAGGCCGCG